ATAAAAAAACAAAATGGCACAACAAACAATTAATATCGGAACGGTTGCTAATGATGGTACAGGAGACCCATTAAGAACCGCATTTGACAAAGCAAACGATAACTTTACGGAATTATACGGATTCGGTGGAGACATTTCAGCGGTTACCGCAGGAGATGGACTTAGTGGTGGTGGAACATCAGGAGATGTAACATTGGCAGTAGCAGACAATGGGATAGATTATGATATGATTGCTCAAGAGTTTAAAAATGTTACTCAAATTTCGCCAAGTACTGACATCTACTTAACTTTAACGCAGGCTCAAACATTTGAAATATTAAATGACCAAGCTATTGACATTGATTTGCAAGATGAAACACCGGGAATAACTAAAAATTTAATAATCACTTGTTCAGGTGGTAGTTCATCTTTAACTTTTGACACGGCAGTAAATTCAATTACAGTAATAGCAGGAGAATATGATGCGACAGATGGAGCAGTAAACTTTGTTCAGGTAGCTTGTACTGACTCAAATGAATTTTTTATATCAATTTCACAAAGCATATAACTATGAAAGCAAGATTAGAAAACAACGAAATTAGAAAATACGCAAGTATTCCAAACTCTTTTAGAGTAGATGGGAAACTTATTTTAGGAGGTGGTAAAAATTTATCAGATGAAAAACTTAAAGAATATGGTTTTTATGATGTAGTAACACCCACATTTGATGGCAGGTTTGAGAAGTTAAACAACTTACACTTAGAAGGTGATGTATTTACATATGATGTAATTGAAATACTTATTAAAGAAACTTTAGCTGAATTAAAATCTAATAAAATACAGTCTTTAAAATCTATGGTAGGTAGTAAATTATCTCAAACAGATTGGTATATCATTAGAGAAGCCGATAGTGGAGAAGCAACACCTCAATCTATTAAAGATGAAAGAGCAGCATTAAGAACACAAAGCGATTTAATTGAAGCAGAAATAAACGCCTTAACAACTAAAAAATCAGTTGTGTTGTTTGACATTAACCTTTAAAAAATAAATTATGGCTTTTGGAAATAGGTTAATAAATCCATCTAATGCAGGTGGTGGTGGTCAAGTAGCTTATGTAGCAGGGCTTACTTCATATAGTTTATCAACTTTAAATATAGGTAATGCAAGTAACATTTCTGAAATTTCAACTATTACAGGTCTTAGTACGCCTTATCAAGTTATAGCAGACAATATAAATAAAATTGTTTATGTTGCAGATGGTAGTGCAGGTCTAAAATCTATAGATGTAAGCGACCCAAGTAATATGTCTATATTACAGAATTACAAGCCTGATGGAATAACTACCGCACAAGGATTGGCTTTAGATTTAGTTAATAATGTAGCGTATGTGGTTAGTTCTTTTCGGCTTGCAGCTATAGACATCAGTAATCCAAGCAATATGGTTCAAATTAATAGAACTTATGATGTAGAAGGTGCTGTTGGAATAGATATAGATTTAGTTAATAATTTAGCATACTTAGCAATAGGCGGAGACTCGTTTAGAAATATTCAAGTTTATGATATATCTAATCCAAGTAGTGGTTTGCCTAAATTAGGTAATTTTACAAGTACTTATATAAAAGGTGTTAATAGCATAAAGTTAGATTTAACGAATAATGTAGCTTATTTAACATCGTCTTGGTTTTCTCCTCAATTTAGGTTTATAGCTATAGACATAAGCAACCCAAGCAGTATGACTGAATTAGATGTTATTACGACAGGAGATTTTAATAGTGCAGGAAATCCAACATTAGATTTAATTAATAGCGTAGCTTATTTTTCAGCAGGCAATGCAAATCAATTTGTTTCTATAGATATAAGCAATCCAAGTAATATGTCTATATTACAGCTTTTCACAAGTGTTAATATTAGCAGTCCATACGGTTCATCTTTAGATTTAGAAAGAAATTTAGCTTTTTTGACAAATGGAGGTAATGATAAAATATTATCTATAGATATAAGCAATCCAAGTAATATGGTTGAATTAAATGCTTTTTCAAGTGTGAACATAGATTTGCCTTGGAGAATTGATTTAGGATAATTAAATAAAGGGGGTATAAAAGCCCCCATTAACTATGGACAATAAAATATCTTTTATAAGTGGGTTTGCATTTACTACCCTATCAACAATTACTATTATGGGTGTAGCACAAGCCGCTATGATTGGTCTTGTCGGTGGTTTCTTTGGTCTATTAGGGAAAGAATTATTCTATTACTTGAAGAGTAAGATTAATGGGAGAAAATCTACCTAAATTAAATGACGATGCAGGAATATCTATAAACATAAAATGGCTTATACAGATAGTCATACTTGTTGGTAGTGCAGTATTACTGTACACGCATTTAGAGGGCAGAATAACAGACACAGAGAACGAAATACAAGGACTAAGATACAACCAAAATACTTATGTATTCCCTGACATTAGAGTACTTGAAGGAGAGATATTAGAGGTTAAGTTAGAAAGGGAAAGAGTAAGAAAAGATTTAAAGAGGATTAACGAAATCATACAAAAATGAGAAAGTATATTGACTTAGTAGTATTCAAATACATAGAATTGAAACTATGGCTACACGCTAAAAAGAATGGTTCTACTTGGAATAAGTTTCAGTTTGGTTTATTTTGGATGCTTATAATGATTCTAACAAGTATGTTAATTGGTAAGATACTATGAAGTATTTTAAACTTTCTGAGTTTGATAGTCCTGATATGGTGGGAAGTGGCGAAGCTATGGATATGGAGTTTTTAAGTAGACTTGACCAAGCAAGATCACTATGTGATATACCATTTAAAATAACAAGTGGCTACAGGTCGGAAGACCATAATCGTAAGGTTGGTGGTGTTTTAGGGTCAAGTCATACAAAAGGTTTAGCGGCAGATATAGCATGCACGAATAGTACAGCAAGACATATTATAGTAACAGCATTATTAAAAGTAGGTTTAAACAGAATAGGTATTGCAGACACCTTCATTCATGTTGACAGAGATCCAAGCAAGGTTGCTAATGTTATTTGGACCTATTAGTTCTTAAACGCAGTACCCTCTTAAACATAGTACATGAAAGACAAGAAGCCTTTTAAAGAAACTAAGCTTGGTAAATTCCTGTTAGGAAGCAAGTCTTCTATGGGTGAAGCTATAGGCGATTTATTGCCTGATAGTGGTTTATTAGGAGTTGTTAAGAAGCTTATAGATACAGACCCTGATTTAAGTGCAGATGAGAAGGAGCAGGCTCATAGGCATTTAGTTGACATGTACGACATAGAGGTTAGGGACAGAGAATCTGCGAGAAGGAGAGAGGTTAATTTAAGGAGGTATGGTACTGATTGGATGTTTAATGCTACAGGTATTGTAGGTCTGTTGGCATTTGCCTTCTTAGTATATACAGTTGTTACTACTGAAGTACCTGCTTCTAATAAAGAGATATTTATACACCTATTAGGTATAGTAGAAGGAGTTGCATTAAGTATATTTGGATATTACTTTGGGTCTGCTAAAAAAGAAAATAGAGATTAATACTTTTCCCTAAACAACTCTATTGCAACAGCCGTTCACTTTTGAACATACTTATCCTATTGTATTTTATAAAATAATATTTACTGCTGTTTCTTTATTCGCCTCCGTTTGAAACTACGGCTCTAAAGGTTAATCAAAAGTCTTTCTTTTATTTTGTAAAGTTAGTTGTTTTTTCTGACATAATCAAGTGTATAACTTAATTAATTATCAACAGAGATATTGTTATCTTTATTATATATTTGTTATATGGATAAGGAAGAAGTAAAAAGAATAGCGGAAGACTTTAATAAGTCTATCAGACAAAGGATAGATGAGTTGTTAGAGGCTGATACTAATATGTACACTAACTTAGGTTCTGATTCCACTAAGTCTGAGGTAGAAGAGGTAAAAAAAAAGAGTAGGTTAATCTATCGAGCCATAAAGGACTTGGATAGCTTTGAAGGATCTCAGTTACTTTACTATCAAGATAAGGAATATAAGTCTAAAGATGACTAAAGAAGAACTACAAAACTGCGAAGGTTTAACATATCTCACATGGGACATGTTTGACAGCCCTGATACAAAGGGTAGTGGTTTTAGGTTCATGGAGAGAGAGCCTGTACTTATATTAGATGCTATAGTAAGGAAGACACAAGCTAAGATGAATGTAGAGCTTGGTTATGTATCTAAAACTGTAGCAGATAAGATGGGTTTAGTTTCTACAGATAGCCATAGAGTTGGTAAAGCTGTAAGATTAAGGTGTGTAGGTCATAAAAAAAGAATGGTTATAATAAAAGCGTTGATTGAGTTTGGTATTGAGAGAATAGCGGTTAACAGAGAAACTGTTTATTTCGATACTGATGATTTAAAAGATAGGGCATTTTACCTGTGGTAAATCCTTAAAGGAATACAATTTTGTCTTTGTATCTTTGCTATTAATTTGTTTTAATGTAGGAAGAGGGGTTAGTGAAAGCTAACCTCTTTTTTTGTTAATTATGTTAAATAAATGTTAAAGTCCTTGACTCGTATTTAATTAATATATATGTTTGCTTCATATTAATCATTAAAACATTTATAAAATGACTACAAATTGGTATTTAGGAGAAACAAGAGATTACTCAATGTTTAACTTCGTAAACAGTAACAGAGACATTAACAAGGTTAACCTTAAAAAGATAGAGGCTTCTATTTTAGAGATAGGGATTCAAGTTCCTATAGTGGTTAACAGCAACTATGAGATTATTGAGGGACAGCACAGATTTACAGCTTTAAAGAACCATAAGCTACCTGTTCCTTATATAGTATCTAAATCTGCAAATGAGAATCAAATATCTAAGCTGCAGGAGAGTAGAAAGTGGAGTGCTTTAGACTATTGTAAGAGCTATGCTTCAAAGGGTAATACTGATTGCATACAAGCTTTAGAGATAGCTGACAAATGGATTCAAAACTCTAACGGAAAAATGTCTGTAATAAAGACATTAGAATTACTTTTAGATGGTGCAGGTGTTGCATTAATGTATAGACTAAAAAGAAATCAGTTTACAATTAACTTAGAGTGTGCTAACAATGTATTTGACTGCGTTAAAGTAATGAGTACATTAGAGACAGGTACGAACCCATTTGGAAACAAGATTGTTAGAGCCTTAAAGAAACTACATTATGATTATGGTGAATTAAGAGTTGATGTTATACACCACATGACTAAAAAGAATTATATTCAGGCTTACTCTAATGAGAATGATCAATTAAAATACTTAAAGAACTTATATAACAAGTCATTAAAGGCTTTAAAATAATATGAGTAAGTTAGCAGAACCTTGGTGGGATTGGGGTTTAAATCCGATAACAGGATTGACCCCTCCTGAAAAGTCAGATAGAGGAAGACATTTAGCTGAAGAGAAAAAGTATGCAGAAGCATATCCAACATTAGATATAAAAACAGAGTTATGAAAGAACTAAAAATTAATGTACCTAAATGGTACGA